GAAGTCAACATCTTGAATGCTAAATTATTGTTTACAAACAAATTGTTTAAAGAGTATGCTCTTGACAACAATCAGAAATTAAAAGTGGTTGAAACATTTGACAGAGCTCAAACTACAAGAGAGATTAAACTTGTTTATTCTACACTTGCAGAACAGTTCGGTGACAATAGTTCAATCGTAACAAAAAAATCAATTAGTGAATCAGCTAGTGCTGCTGTCGCATCAACTAAACCATCTAAAGAATCAAGAAAAGTGATTTCTGAAGAGGTTCAAGTTGCTGACAGATTCAGAAAACTTGCTGGTTTAATTAAATAACTTATTAGGAGATAATAATAATGAAAGACTTATTAGACGCAAGTCCTTATAAAAAACAACAAGAAGAAGCTAAAGCTCTTGTTTCCAAGTGGGATAAGACTGGCCTTCTTGATGGTTTGAATGAGGATTTTCAAAAATCAGGAATGGCTGTAATGCTTGAAAACCAAGCAAGACAGTTAATTCAAGAAAACTCTTCTACTGGTGGTGGTAGTGGTGCTAGTGCTACTGTAGCAGCTGGTTCTGAAGAGTGGTCTGGTGTTGCACTTCCATTGGTTCGTAGAATCTTTGGTGAGATTGCAGCTCAAGACTTTGTATCTGTTCAACCAATGAACTTACCATCTGGTCTAGTGTTTTACTTAGACTTTAAATATGGTACATCTGCTGGTGGATTTGGTAGTAGTGATTCTTTATTCACAGGTGGTACAGAAACTTCAATTCATGGTAAAACAGGTCCTAACAACCCATCAGGTTCATCTGCTCCATTTGGTGTTGGTGGTTTGTATGGTCAAGGTAAATATGATTACTCAATCAATGAAACAGTAACAGAGTTAACAGAAGGTGCTACAGCTAATGCTTCAACATTCGTAACTGGTGCTGCATTACCAACTTATAAAGACATCAACTTTAACCAAGAGTTTAGTGCTTCATTAGCAGCTAACGAATTAGTTAAAATTGACATTGCAGCTACAACAATAGATGCTAATTTTGATAAAAAAGCATTTAGAGCAGTTAAAGTAGTTTCAGGCTCTGCTAATGTTGTTGAACATTTACCACAATTTAATACAATTAGTGGTGGAACAGTTACTTTAATAGTTTCTTGTTCAGCTGCAGCTGATTTAGATGGTGATAAAATAAAAGTTTCAACAACTTCACAACCAACTGAAGCTGATAGAGGTGATTTTGAAGATAGACAAGGTAATGCTGCTTCTGATGACTTAGCAATACCTGAAGTTGATTTACAACTTAAATCTCAAGCTATTGTTGCGAAAACAAGAAAACTAAAAGCTGTATGGTCTCCTGAGTTAGCTCAAGACTTAAACGCTTATCATTCTGTTGATGCTGAAGCTGAATTAACATCTATGTTATCTGAATACATTTCTATGGAAATTGATTTAGAAATCTTAGATATGTTAATCTCAGATGCAGTAACAACTGATTTCTGGTCTGCAACACCTGGTGAGGATTATGATGGTTCAGGTACTGGTGAAGGTGCGTGGAA